AAGAAAGTTAATTCAGATAAATAGTGGTTCAAGACACAACAATATATTTAGCAATTCTCCGTTTAATTAATAGTAGACAAGACGATATAAAAGATACTATATTGGACGGGAACGTAGAGAACTGGGCGAATTATCAATTCCTAGTTGGTCAGCTTACTTCTCTTCGCAAACTCGATGCAGATGTTAGGGATTTGCTTCGCAAATGGGAGGTAGACGATGACGTCACAGACAACTGGGATAATAGTTCCAGATAAAAAGATAGTAGGACTTAAACCTACAAATAAGATAGAAATACCAAAGAAGACAGAAGATAACGATCACGGTACACCTAGCGATAGTCAGCTAGCTAAAGTTCCAAAACCAACAGGTTGGAGATTAGTAGTTCTACCCTATAGAGGTATAGGTAAAACTAAAGGTGGCGTGTTACTTACAGACAACGCTGTAGAAGAGCAACAGATAGCATCTGTATGTGCTCTCGTTCTAGAAGTTGGTCCTGATGCATACGAAGACAAGAAGAAATTTCCTCATGGTCCTTGGTGCAAAAAAGGAGATTGGATTGTCATATCTCGATACGCTGGTTCAAGAATAAGAATTGACGGTGGAGAATTACGTATTTTAAATGACGACGAAATTTTAGCGACTATAGATAGTCCTGAAGATATACTAGGAGTAGTAACATGAACGCAGTAGATAAAGAAATTGAAATGCTCAAAGCAGAAAAAGAAGGTAAGCCACATAAGGACTATGAAGTAGAAGTTACTTCAGATGAAATTATTGAAACACCTGAAAATGAAGTAGAGATAAAACAAGAAAAGAAAACTTTTAAAGTCGAAGAAGAGTCAGATGACTCAGATGAACCTGAAGTAGAAAACATTAGTAAATCTGAAGAAGTCGTCGATGAAAAAAAAGAAGACGAAGGAAAAGGTAAGTATAGCAAATCAGTTCAAAAAAGATTTGATGAGTATGCTTATCAATTAGGTGAGTCTAAGAGAAGAGAAGAAGAAGCCATTAAAATTGCTCAAGCAATTAAGAATGAAAGAGACAAAGTTAAAGCTACTCTAGAACAACTTAACAAAGGTTATGTTGATGAAATGGGTGGAAGAGTAACGGGATCTCTATCAGCAGCTAAAGCTAAATTAAAAAAAGCAATGGAAGATTCTGATTACGAAGCAGCAACTGATGCTCAATTAGAGATTGGTAAATTAAGTACAGATCAAGTTAGATACCAAGATTTAAAACAACGAGTTGATGCAGCTGAAAAAGCACCTAAACAACCAGAAGTTCAAGTACCACAACCACAACCACAACAACCTGTAAAAGATCCTAAAGCAGAAACGTGGGCAGCTGAAAATGAATGGTTTGGTTCAGATAAAGTTATGACAAACGTTGCTTATGCACTTCACGAAGAATTAGTTAATCAAGGGGTTGATCCTCGAACAGATTACTACTATAGTGAGATAGATAAGCGTATGAGAGATAATCTCCCTCATAAGTTTGAAAAAGTTTCTCCACAAGAGGAATCCGCTACGCAACAGCCCGTCCAAACCGTTGCAGGCGCACGTCGAAACAGAGGCACAGGACGCAACATAGTTAAGTTGTCAAGTTCAGAAGCGGCAATCGCAAAACGACTTGGTCTTTCCAACGAACAATATGCGTCGGAAAAACTAAAGTTACAGAGAGGTAATTAATATGACGATAGATAAAACACCAAGATCTGCTTCCACAAGGAAAAGCGAAAGTCGAGTAAAAGAATGGCAACTACCAAGTACGCTTGATACCCCTGACGCACCTGAAGGTTATAAATTCAGATGGATTAGGCAATCAGTACGAGGATATGAAGATAACAAAAATGTTATCGGTCGAATTAGACAAGGTTACGAACTTGTCCGAGCTGACGAATATCCAGATTTTGATTTCCCAACCGAAGCTGAAGGAAAACACAAAGGTATAGTTTCAGTGGGTGGATTATTATTGGCAAAGGTGCCTTTAGAGATAGCAAAGCAACGTGATGCTTATTACAACAAAGTATCCAAAGAGCAACAAGATGCCGTGGATAACGATCTCTTTAAGGACGAACATCCTTCTATGCCATTACATAGACCAGAGCGAAAAACTAAAGTTACGTTCGGTGGTTCTTCTAAAGACGAATAGTTTTTTTTAAGACCAACACGTAGCACTTACTTAATAACCATACTTTTAAAAGGAGTATAACATGGCAAACCAAAATGGAGCTTTTGGCTTTAGAGCTGTTCGTATGCAAGGTTCTGCACCATCATCAAATGGTCAGACAAAATACTTAATTGCGAATGGTGAAAACTCAGGTAATATTTTCCAAGGATCCCTTGTGAAAATGGTATCTGGTGGTACTGTTCAAGTTGCAAGTGGTGTTGCGGATATTGCGTTAGGTGTGTTTAACGGTGCACAGTGGGTAGATATATCCTCTGCAAAACCAACATGGTCTAACTATTTTCCAAGCACAACTACATCATATGATGGTATCATTAGCGCTTTTGTTATTGATGATCCAAATCAGTTATTTGAAGTTCAAGTATCTGGTGCGATGACCAATGCAAATATTGGCGAAACAGCAAACGTAGTAAACATGACTGACGGTTACACAGGGTCCGGAACATCCCAGGCTCAAGTTAACAGTGAAACATTCTCAACTGGTGCAAACACAGCAGTAAGAATTGTTGGACTATCAGATGATCCTGAGAACTCTGACTTAACTGCTAACAATGCAAATATCGTAGTTAAACTTAATAAGCATTTTTACTCAAGTAATCTTGCTGGTATCTAAGGAGAGTTAAACTATGGCGATATCAAGAGCACAACTCGTTAAAGAGTTAGAGCCAGGTCTAAACGCACTGTTTGGCTTGGAGTACGCACGTTATGATAATGAAGACAAAGAGATCTTTGATTCTGAATCTTCAGATCGTGCATTCGAAGAAGAAGTGATGCTAGCTGGTTTTGCTGGTGCACCTGTTAAAAATGAGGGAGCTGGTGTTTCATTTGACACAGCGAACGAAGTTTTCACAGCTAGGTACACACACGAAACTATTGCATTAGCTTTCTCAATTACAGAAGAAGCTGTTGAAGATAACCTGTATGACAGATTATCTGCTAGATACACAAGAGCCCTTGCACGTTCAATGGCAAACACTAAGCAAGTAAAAGCTGCGGCTGTTTTAAACAACGCATTTGCTGCTGCTGGTGCTGCGGGAACAAACCCAGGTGGTGACGGAGTATCTTTAATCAACACTCAGCATCCTCTTCAATCAGGTGGATTTTTGCAAAATAGATTAGCAACTGACGCTGACTTAAATGAGACATCATTAGAGCAGTCATTAATCGACATTGCAGCTTTCACAGATGAAAGAGGACTAAGAACAGCTATCAAAGGAATGAAATTAATTGTCCCAAGACAATTACAATTCTCTGCTGATAGGCTTATGAACTCTACACTAAGAGTTGGTACAGCTGATAACGACATCAACGCAATCAGAAACATGTCAATGATTCCTGAAGGCTATGTTGTTAATCACTACTTAACTGATGCTGACGCTTTCTACATCAAAACTGACTGTCCAAATGGTTTCAAACACTTTGTAAGAACACCATTAAAAACAGTTATGGAAGGCGACTTCGATACAGGTAATATCAGATACAAAGCAAGAGAGAGATATTCTTATGGATTCTCTGATCCTCGTTGTGTATTCGGTACATCTGGTGCATAAGTAACAACTTAAAACATTAATTTTAAAGGGCGCTTTACTGCGCCCTTTTTTTATTCTATAACAGAAGGTACAAGCATTAACACTTAGATACATATGACTGAGCTTGTCAGACGGTATAGAGACTATGTATCGAAAGGTCTATACAACCAAGGAGGTTTACTATGGCTACACACTTTAAAGGACCGCTGTTATTTTCAGCACAACGTCCCGCACTACAAAACTTAAACACATCTATGTGGCCCGATCAATACTATTACATGGATGATTTCGGCACAGGTGCCGTTGACGAAAACAATAGTTGGACAGTTATAAAAGATACAGGAGCAAGCGTCACCGTAGGTGATTCAGCGACTGGTGAACTTTTATTAAACTCAACAGCAACAACAGATGATGATGGAGCTTCTATTCAACAAAAAGCAGAAACTTTTTCAACACCTTCAATTGTTGGAGATTCACTGTGGTTTGAAACTAGAATTAAAAACTCAACTGTAGCACAATCAGACATAATAGTAGGGTTAACAGAAACTTTTACTACTAACCCTGAAGCTATGTTTGCTTCTGCTAACTTAATTGCTTTTGTCTTAACTGATGGTTCAGCTGTCATACAAGGAGCAACTGAAGCTGGGGGAACTCAGACACTTGTTACTTTTAATAACGTCGCTTTATCAACACTCGCTGATGATACTTTTGTAACACTAGGTTTCAAGTTCACTAAAGGTGATACAACAGATAGAGTTGAATTCTATATTAATAGACAACTAGTTGGAGTTAGCACTACAAACATTCCAGCTTCTGCAACTTTACTAAAAGTAGGAGCTTGTAGTATTTCAGGTAATGCAACTGGTACAAGAATTACTACTCTTGATTATGTAACATGTAGCCAAGATAGAAACGTGACATACACAGGGTCACCTGCGTAAGCATTAATTTTGTGGGAGTGAAAGCTCCCACATTTAAAGGAGTTTATTATGCCAAACATAACAAATATAAAACCAAAGTTTGTTCAAACACTAACTGCGGCTAATGCTACTGTTTCTCAATCTGCTATTTGCAATACTCAATCCACTGCTGGTTCTGGTGCTTTAACTTTAAACGGTTATTTAGTAACTACTGGTGTAGCTACTATTTCAGGAACTAATATGGGAAGAAATATAACTGTATTTGGAAATAGTGATGATAACAGTGATGTAGAATTTACTGTTGTAGGAACATCCCCTTCAGGGCTTAGTATTAACACAGCTTTCGCTGGTCCAGGAGCAGGTGCTGATGTAACCTTAAGTTCAGCTGAGTTTAATACTGTCACTGCTTTGTCAGTTAATGCAGCTATTACAGGAGATATCACAGTTGGTTTTGTTTTAGATAGTGCACAAAAAGGTATTATCTTTACCGGAAGAACTAGAGTAAGAGGTCTTAATGGTATTAGTGCAGCTACAGCGGGTAATATTACTTATTATGATGCTGATATATCTACTTCAACTGAACAAATTAGTAATGCAACTTCTACTTTAGTTTTTGGAACAGAAGCTTCAGCAGATCAGTTAGCACCTTATATACCAGACAACGGTGTTTTATTTAAAAGAGGTTGTTATATAGAATTTGCCCCTACTGTCGCTAACAATGTAACTACATTTTTCGATGGCTAAGGATAAGCAGCCACCAAAGACAAAAAAATATTTTCGCTCCACCAAGAGTGGGGCGGGAATGACTTCGGCTGGAGTCAAGAAGTATAGAAAAGAAAATCCAGGATCAAAATTAAAAACAGCTGTCACAGGTAAAGTTAAACCTGGATCTAAAGCTGCCAAAA